TTACAGATATACCTGATCCGTCATGGCCTATTATTTTCTCTGGCGAAATATTGTATTGTATAATGATATGTGGATATAGTGAGTTAATATCAAAAGAACATACCCACTTATGCTGACCTACTTTAGGGTCTTTTACATAAGCGCCTTCGTATTTTGTATCTTTATCATGTTCTTCTCTTGGTGGTATACATATATTTTTTGACAATAAATGATTAGCAATCAAAGTATCCCACACTCTTACTTGTGAAAATATATCATCATAGTTTACTTTAGATTCATATGCAACAGTTAATGCCAATTCAATTAGACCAAGTTTATCTTCCAATGCGTCAACAATTTCAACGTCTTGTATGTTATAATCAATAAATTTTTGAAAGTCTTTTGTATAGAAATCTTTAAATGTTTCAAATGGATTTTCAAATTTCGTTTGACCAAGTTCTATCTCACCAATATAATTTAGTTTATAACTTTCTTGTCTTGTTGGTATAAACCATCTATAACAATCAAGATAATCTAACATCACAATACCTTTTAAAGTATATGTTATTTGTGGTCTACCTCTTACCATAATTTCATTTTTTTCAACCATGTTCCAAGGCGACATCTTGCTTGCAGCTTTTTCATTTGCAACCAATTTAATTCTATTCATCAAATAAGGCAAGTCAAAGAATTTAGTATTCCAACCTGTGATAACATCTGGATAATTCTTTAACCAGAATTTCATAAACTCCATTATTAAATGTTGTTCAGTTTTACATTTTACATAAGTCACATCTGTCCTATCTGTATGATAGTCACCAGTTCCCCATGTTAATATTTGTTTGTTAGTTTGATTTTTAACTGTAATACAAAGTAATTCTTCTATAGGATTTTCTACATCTGGAAAGCCTTCTTCACAAGTAGTTTCTATATCTATTGTAAATATTTTAATATACTTTTTATCCCAATTAATCTTATCAGGAAATTGATCGTTTATATATTGATAATGAAATCTCTCTAGACCATAGATAGGAGAGTTTTGAGTTGCTACATCACGTCTAAATCTTCTAGCGTCATTGATGTTTTTAAATTTTATAGGGTTTAGATTTCTACCATCTAAAGTTTTAAATTTTGTTGGAGATTTTGTTAATGAATATAGAGTAGGAGTAAAGTCTATCTTTTCTTTATAGTCTTTGCCATCATGTATACCTCTAACTAGAAGTTTACCTTTGTGTTCAATTACTGATTTATAAAAGTTCATCATCTAATAAATGTAAAGTTATTCCATCAAGTTCTTTTGTTAAAGAAATCTGGCAACTCAATCTACTAATACCTTTCTTATAACTCTTTTCATATTCTAATATTGATTGCTCTGTACTATTATAATCTATTTCACCTAGTTTGTCAATCCAGGCATTGCCTACGTATAAGTGACATGTACCACAAGCACAACACCCACCACAACTAGCAGGAATTTCCTCCAAGCATGCCTCTTTAGCGGCCTCCATTATAGTGAAACCAACAGGCACCTTTACTTGGACTTTTTCATTATTTGTCCTAATAAAGTTTACTGTTATCACGTTGCTTCAGTTATTAATTTCTGGTTCTTTGTTATAATTGAGCTTGTGTTTTGTTCGTAAGATGTTCTTATTTCGTCTTTAGGTTCTGTCATAAAAACTATTTTCTCTTTAGATATAGTGACAGTATCCTTTTTACCAAAGGCATTGTACAGCGACATCATTAATTGTATTGGTTGTCCTGGACCTCTTTGTTGAGGTATAATCACGAATGGATTTTTTAAACTTACCCCTTGGTCGTTTTCTCCTACCTTGGCAATTACATCTTCGCCTGTAGATAGTCTTAATATTTTCACTTCTTGCATAATATCTCCTATTGTATTATTTAATATAACACATTACCATCAAAATGGCAATGCTTTAGTCTTGTTCTTTGTCAACCGGTTTTAGTCTTTTACTTAATACAAACGTTCTATTAGGGTTGACACTAACATTCATTTGTCTCATTAAATCTCTATTGATTAATAAATCTGATCCTGATCTTGGTCTATTATCTAATCCTACTTCTACATCTTTATAGGTAAAACCATTAAAGGTTAAATCTAATAAAATTGTAGGTCTAATTTCTGAAGGCTCATCATCTGCATTTGCTCTGAAGATTTTACTTTCACCAAATTTAGGTTTCTCATAAGTTTTATTATTATATTTCCATTTAACAATTTTCTTATCTGATAAAATTTCATCGGCATGTAAAGCACATGCTTTTGATCCGTTACCACTATCAAACTTAGCTCTAACTTTATCTACATCTGAAACATCAACAGTTTCTAACCAACCACATTCTATAAGTGATTGTCTATCCCAATGACTTCTATCTTGAATATAATCAACAAGATACTCCATCATTTTTTCTCCATCTATTCTACCAGATGGTTCTGGATCAGAATAATAATCTTTGTATTGGTAACCTTGATAGTCAGCACCTGATCCTGGACTACCATTGATTTCTAAAATGTATGGTTTTTTATTGTTTACTATGTGATCAACTCCTACCATATATGCTTTTGAAGCTCTTGAAGCTTTTAAAACTAATTCGTGTTCTTCGTCACTTAAAATATAAGGCATTGCCTCAGCGCCTCTATGTGTATTTGATCTAAAGTCATATGAGCTGTGTATTCTTTTTGTACTTGCAATAATTTTGTTATCTAATACAAAAGTTCTTACATCAAACTTAACGTCCATAAATTCTTGTATTAATAGTTCAGCATTTAATTTCCACATAGCCTGTACAGTTGCAACAAGACCCTCATAACTTTCAATTTTAATTACTCCGATACCTTGTGTACCTGTTAATGTCTTTAAGATAAGTGGAAACTTACCACCAATTTGATCTAAACCTGTTCTTATATTATTCTCGTTAGATATAAAAGCAGTTCTAGGTGTAGGTATACCATTCTTTTCAAATAGTAAAGCTGATGTTAATTTATTGTCACAAGTCAGCATAGCTGCTCTTGTGTTTAACATAAATGATTGTGAATTTTGAAAGGCAGATATTAAAGAAAGGCCAGCTTCATCTTGACAAGCACCACCTCTTGTTATAACAACAGTATCTTTACCAACAAACTCATGCTCACCATTTTTACCGTCATAATTATAGACAGTTAATGTATTTTTTTCTTCGTCTTTACCTGTGATGATTGTACTATTGGTGTTTACTATAACACATTTAGTCTTTTGTTTTTTACACGCCTTTTCTATAAGTTCAACAGTTGAATCCTTGTTAGGTTTATCTGAATCATTTATAGTAAGTATCGCAACCGTAATAGGTTTATCTTTACGGCCTGGATTCTGTTCGGTTATGTAATCTCTAAACTTTGGTATCTGCATTATCAGGTTTCTCTTCCTTAACTATTTTCTTACCTATGTTATATTTAGCGGATAATATCCACTCTTTTTTCTCTTTAAATGGTAATACTTTAATCTGTGATAATGGTGCTTTGTTTGATGTTGCTGTCTCTTTATCAACAATATCTATTAAATTCCAGTCTTGTAATAATACTGCAATCGTATTTCTACGTTGAATATCATTGTTAATTAGAGTTGCTTTCTTACCGTCTAAAGCAAATAACTCTTTAAAATGTACTATGTAATATTTTCCTTGTTTGTGTAATATATGACACGATTGAAATAGAGTTTTATCTTTTCTACTTGCAACACCTATTCTTGTTAGTGTTTCTCTGACTTTTAGGAAATCGTCTGGTTGCGTTAGAGTGACCTCTAACATATTATCTTGCGACCACTTAACTTCATCATTCATTTGTTTCTCCCGCCTTTATATGTGGCTTCTTTAATTCTATTTATCTGTTCCTTTGAGAGTACTTGTAAAGCTTGTTTTGCTTTTTCATTACTATAACCATAATACTCTTTAACATATTCCAAATCATGCAGCTTTTGTTGTTTGATCCACTTGCCTCCAAACCGTTTCTTTGGTCTGATACTATTTAGTAAAAATGTAAATTGTATATCTTTGTCCAAGAAGTGATAACCATTCATTTCATTGGCATGTGGAAGTGTATCCCAAAACATGGATAAACACTTATTAATGATGTATGGTGGGTACTTTTTACGCCAAGCCGTATCGGTGGTGTCCAAAAGGTTGACTTTTGTTTCGTTTATAGCTTTTAAATAATCTTTCAATTCGTACATAATAAATTCTGGTGCCCTTTGTCCGAGTCGAACAGACGACCTACTGATTACAAATCAGTTGCTCTACCAGCTGAGCTAAAAGGGCTAATTCTCTCACTTTCTAAATTTATGTCTGCCCATATAGTGGTCACCTGGTTCATAGTTCCATCTTTTACCATGATGTCCTCTAATATCTGCCCAAAACATTCTTAATTTCACAACACATACTCTAAATAATGTCCGTTTCGCCATCGTTCTCTTTATCTCTTTCGTTTGCTTGAACCACTTGTATTATGTCCCAAGCTTCATTGCTGATATTGAGTCTTTTCGGTGTATTCAGTTTAATAAGGCGTCTGCCTTTTTTCTCATATTTAGTAAAATACTTCCTTTGACGCTCTTTAACACCGGCTTTCGTGACGATCATAGAAACTTTACCAGGGATCATGTCACAAGGTAATCTTAAATCTCGGTAGTCTCGTACACCGAATAGAGTACCATACTGATAGTCTATCCCAGCCACGTCATTACCTTTGGTCTTAACCTTGTTCAAAACCTCTTGTAAAACCTTTTCTGCTTTAGCAACATCTAGTTCTCCGTCTCCTATTTCAAACTGTTCCTCACTGGTTTTCCATATCGGATAGTGTTCTTTTAGATATTTTTTAAGGTCTGATTCTGCTTCTGTTAAATAGTTGTGCTTAACCTCTTTCAAATAATCAAAAGAGATATTGGCATTGGTTGTTTTATATTGACTTTCTCTACTTTTCCAATCACCAGTCTTACCGATGGTTAGAAAAAACTTACCAGATTTAAAATCTCTCTGGAAGAATCCGTATAGATGGCCTATCATTTGAATTTACAGTTGGCCATGATTTCAGTTAAACATGCTATTGTATTGATCTCGTGGTCTGCCACGAAGGCAGCCTTGTATTGGTAACCAGCGATGATTAATATTGCTTGAGGTACGGATTTAGGTTCTAAATTCTGATATAAACTATCATATACACCTCTGAATAGGTCAGTAGAATCCATATCTAAATGGTTTACTACCCATTTTCTCATACTATCAAACTCTTTTTTCTTTAAATGAGCCATAAGATTTTTATAGTCTGTTTCTTTTAAATTAAATAAGATACCACTATCAATCTTACCACGTACAGAATATCTTTGAAGTTCGTTGATCGTTCTTCTAAAATCTGGATAATGTTTTTCAATTAATTGAGCTAATGACTTCTTATCATACTCAATTTCTTGTTCTTTTAAGATACTTTCCATACGTTTCATAAAAGAAATAGCCGTTTTCTTTACTTGTCCGTTAGTGACTTTAAAGTCAATTACTGTACAACGACTATGTAAAGCTGGTATAATTTTGTTTTTATAGTTGCAAGTAAATATAAATCTACAGTTATTATAAAAACTTTCTATGAAGTTTCTTAAAGCAGGTTGTACTGATTCGGCATTCATATAATCTGCCTCGTCAATTATGACTACTTTATGTTTTGATTCTGTATTGAAAGATACAGTTGTTGCAAAGTTTTTAATCTTATGCCTCAAAGTATCTATTTGACGACCCTCATCTGAACCATTGATTATAATATAATCAAGATTTAATTCTTCACACAAGGCTCGTGCTACAGTTGTTTTACCAGTACCAGCAGTACCAGTTAATAACATGTTTGGAAGTTCTTTTTTAGATAGAAATTCTAAAAAGGTATTTTTAGTTTCCTCTGGTAAGATACATTCATCTATGGTTTTGGGTCTGTATTGTTCAACCCACAAAAAATCTGTCATTGACCTACTCCTTAAAATTCAGAGTCAGGTTCTAATGCGATCCAATATTGGACGTTCTTACTTCTAGATATGAAACTAGATATTTTTGCTTTTGATATAGCTACATCGTAATCATCTGGTATCATTTTAAAGTTTTCTGATTTAAAATAACCAGTAAACTTAACATCTGATTTTCCAATTACTGTAGATACTTCGTTTGAAGATTTGTTTTTCTTATCAGTAGCCACTAGTTTAATATTAGTACCGTCACCAATTACAGCAACATCTGGTAGATTTAAAGTAGTCACACCTTTGTGTAATTCTGTCAGGTCATCATTCTTTAATTGAAATGTGACATGCTTATCTGGCATATTAATCTTATTAGGTGTAAAGACAGTAGACTTATCAGAAAAGAAATACTTAACTGATTTATTACTGTTTTTAGATTCACTGATAGTCATTGAAGCACCACCATTAAATTTAAGTTCAGGACTTTTAAACAAATCCAATGATCTTAAAAATTGTGGTAAATCATAGATAGCAAACTCACTATCAAATTTTTCTTTTATCTCAGCTTCTGCTAAGATATTTCTCATATTGGAAATAGTTTGTATTTTATTTCCAGGCTTAATTAAAATATTCTGATTAATATCAGAAAAGTTTTTTAACATAGCAATTGTGTCTGTGCTAAGGTTCATTATATATTCACTCCTATTCATCATTATTATTTTTGGAGCGGATACTTGGTACTGCCCCAAGTTCTAAAGATTGGAAATCTCTCATAATACTTTTATACGATATCCGCATTATTGATCCTATACTAGATCAATTAAAATGTCAAGCCTCAAACTGACCTCTTAATTTCATCTACTTGTAAATAAGATAAAACGTTTTCTGGTGCAGATTCTCCATATGGATCAGATGGATCATTAATATCTCTTCCAGGTTCTACAAACATTTTTTCTACTTCACCGTCATTTATTACAGCTGCATATCTCCAAGATCGCCAACCGAAACCAATGGCCTCTTTGGAAACTAACATGCCTAATGCTTTTGTTAATTCGCCATTACCATCTGGTATCATCTTGACATTTTTAATATCTGAAGCATGAGCCCAAGCATTCATAACATACGAATCATTTACTGATACACAATAAACTTCTTCTATGCCTTGTAATTTAAATGCTTTGTAATTATTTTCATAACCAGGTAGTTGTTGTGACGTACAAGTAGGTGTAAAAGCTCCTGGTAAACTGAATAAAACTACTTTCTTACTAGAAAAATAATCGTTTGTAGTCTTATCAACCCACTTACCGTTTTCAAAAGTACACTCGCCATTCTCTGCTAGGTCGCCTACTCTTGTCTTAAATGTTATATTTGGTATTCTTATCATAATATAGTTCTTACTTTAACATAAAATCGGGAGGAAGTCAATGCTCCCTCCCAATCCCTCAATTTACTTGATTTTTATAGTTCTAGCCTTTTTGTTCTCTGGTATGATTCTTTCCATAGAAACTCTTAAAAGACCATCTTTTAGTTCAGCACCTTTGATTTCTACGTCATCGGCAATAGTAAAAGACTTTTGAAACATACGTTTGGCAATACCTTTGTGTAGTATACCATCGTTTTCCTCAACCTCTTTTTCTGATTCGTCTTTAATAGATTTAACTGTTAAGACACCATCCTCAAAAGATACATCTATATCCTTCTTACCATAACCAGCAAGTGCTAGTTGAATATCATAGGTATAACTACCTGTCTTTACGATATTATATGGTGGGTATTTTACATTAACCATTTCATTGAAATTATGGTCACCTACCATTCTTTCAAAGTGGTCAAACATATTGTCAAACCCTACGGTTACTGGTCTTAATTGATTGAAAATTGAAAATGCTTTATTGGTCATAAAACCTCCTTTTGTTAAGCAAAGTTTATTTTCTGACAACCCATTATGGCGTTGTCTATATTATTTATATAATCATTAATTTAATAATTACAAGCCACTTTGTTGTTCACGGAGTAAAGTGGCAAATCTCCGTTTTGCGACACCGACTTAATTTCTAGGTCGGGTTCTTGCGTGAGGACTTACGAATAGCCCCAACATTATATATTTATCTATCACCAACGCAAAACTCTAAAACTTAATAACCTCTTTGTCGTTCTAATTTTTTCTTTAATTTCTTACAATTAGCAATATTTTCCTTCTTTTTTCTTCTCTTTTTAGCAGAAGGTTTTTCATAATATTGTCTTTCTCTTAACTCTTTTACTATGCCTTCCTTTTGGACTTTACGCTTTAACACACGCATAGCCTGTTCAACATTGCCTTTTCTAACTTCAACCGTTATACTCAACTTATTCACCTCCCTTCGTACTAAATTTATCTCTTGTTTCTGGTAGATATGACCAGTCTATTTTAATATTTTTTATACCTAAAAGATCATCAATAACAAATTCATTATCTGTTTTCCATTTTTTAATCCAAGTATCTTTATAATCTTTATCAGCGTGCCACCATCTTACTTTGTAAGTATGAATTAAGTCTTTAGGATTATCTCTATTCCAAATTGATATTGAAAATAAATCTGCCCAAGGATTAAACTTAGCAGTTGAATAACATTTTGAAAAAATTCCACCGTGTGTTGCCCTATTCTCTTTTCCTAAAACACACTCTTTAGAAATTTCAGATTGTACATTTTTCTTCTCATCACCTGCGTCATATCTAATCCAAGTTGATGTATTAGGTACCCATTCTCTATTATACATTTCTTTAGCAATTGTGGTAACTTTTGCTTTTCTAGTTCTAGTTAATCTTTGTTGGTCATATAAATCTTGTACTTCTTTTGAAGAAGGATTTAATCCTCTTATCATCATATTCTTTACTATACCAGCAATAGTTTCATCATCTGATTCTAATGTAGGATTTTCTACACTAGGATTAAACATCACGGCTATTATATCTATATCATCATCAGGAATATCTTTGTGTTGATCTTCTTCTAATGCGACAACAGGTATTTGACCGTTCAAACCAAACTTTGATTTTTCAGCGGCAGCAATAGAATGGTTACCGTCTATAACCAAATCTCCTTTACGACCTCTATATAATCTATTTTTTAATATAATAACTCTTAAATGTTTTAAAGATGTTCTCTCATTTATTATACTTTTTAAGGTACTAATATGTTTACTATCATAAGTAAAATTTCTAACTTGTATTCTATGTTTAGGTAAATCTCTAACAGCAAGAAGCGTTGTTAGAGTTCCATTATAAGCACCAGTAGTTTTTATTTCTTCTACAAGATGTTTTAATAAATTCATATTAGGTAATACTAAATTAGAACCACCATTTGATTTATTATAATATTCAGGATTGTCTTTAGCATTTACTTCTCTTAACATCTGCTGTTCTTTTGCCTGTACATATTCATAAGTATTGTACATCAAAACATCAAGGTGCCATTTACTATTTGGATCCATAAAATCTTTTAAAAAGGTTGGGTCTTCAGAAGAAAATAGATAACTATAATCTGGTACACCTTTTTTAATACCTAGATACTTCATTTTTGTTATTAAGTTTGTAAGTTTATATAGATATGAGTTTAAATTTACTTCATCATAATTATATGGTATGTTATCTGTAATAATTTGATCTGGTCTTTTTGGCATTATATTAATGTTCCTATTATTAGTCCTATTATTATTCCTTCAACCCAAAATGCCCACCTATGTGTGCCTTTTGCTATATGTTTTTTTATAAACTCTTTTGTCCACTCATTAAACATTTTAACTCCTCTAAAGATTTCATCAACGGATGTTTTAAAATCTCTTTGTTATTCATTTTAGGTATCGCTTTTAAAAATTTAGGATACTCTATATTTAATTTAATTATTACTTCTTCTAGCAATTTATCTTTTCTACTCATTATAATGGTATCATACAATTACTACAAGCAAGTAATTCCTTTAAAATTCCTGTTAATAAAACAGCAGATAGAATAGCATTTAAAAATATTAATGCCCTATCGTGCCATAAAAATCCTACTACTAACCAACCTAGTGTACCCATAAAACTAAAATACAAATCAAACATATGAGATACATCTGCTGCCCTAAAGCAAACAGCAATCATTAACATAACACTTGCAATCCATTTTATATACCAAGATAAGTCACCTTTAGGTGTAATCTTTTTAAAGACTCTAGTAGAGTCTAACTTCTTTATTTTATCGTCTAATTTTTCTCTCTTTACCATTGAAATACATTCGCCATTAAAATTAATATTATCATACTAGGTACCACTATACTTAATGGCCAAAACTCTAGTAATTCTTTCCAACCCATTTTTTCTTGTTTACTTTCTTTCTTCACTTCTCTTTTTATCTCCATCATTAACTTGTTAATCGGTTCACCTTTTTGAAAGTTAGGAAAACCTAACTCACTACACATCAAAACCTGATTATAAACTGATTGTATAGTTTTCTTTTTTAAAGTCAAAGTGATAGTCCCTTTAAGGTCAGGCGCCCTTTCGGACGCCTTTCCTGGACTAACACTATGATTGATAGATTTAGATTGAGTTGGAATCATCTTCCTCATCATCCTCCTCACTATCATTGGATTCTATTTGCGACTCTAATTCAGCCTTCTTTTGCGACTCAATAATTGAATCAGCAGAAGCGCCTGCATCCACTTTCGTGTATAGTTCCACAAACGAATTTTTTGTATCATCATCAAATCTATTTGTACACATTTCAATTGCCTTCATCTTATTAGAGAAGATTGAATATGCCTGTGTAATATGTACAAGTCTTCTTGTAGATATAATTTCATCAACACCACCGTCAAAGTAGGTTTTTCTTATTACATCTGCCCAAGTAGTTAACTTGTCAATAAATTTAACATCTGATTTACCATAAGACTTTAAAGTATTATTTAAAATCTTTTTTTCAATTGAAACA